GACGAAACCGAATCACTTGGTCCGATGATTGAACGTGAGTTGGATATATTATCTGAGCTTGGACTGTTGCCTCCCATGCCTCCTGAATTAATTGAAGCTGAGGGCGAGTTTGAGATTGAATTTACTAATCCATTGTCTGTATCGCGTCGAAGCGATGAGGCTATTGGTTCTGTGCAGACGGTTCAGGCCATTATGGAGTTAGGGCAGGTTAAACCAGAAGCGTTAGACTTGATTGATGGGGATGAGTATGGACGTATAATTGCCCTTGCAAACAGTTCGCCAGAGGCGTTGTTAAATTCGCCTGAAGAGATAGCGGTTATACGCCAACAGCGTGCCGAGCAGGAGGCTCTAGAGATGGCTGCGCAGGCCGCCCCTGGTGTGGGCCGTGGCATATTGGATATGACTAAGGCTGAGGAGTTGGTTAATGCTGCTGGAGGTTGAGGGATAGGCTGTGTTCACCCACGAAGATCAACAGACACTAAACGACAGTGAAGACATGAAGCTCGCAGTGGACGGTATGCGGGCTGTGTTCCGAGCGAATGGTCGCATACAGCCGAAACATCGCAAGGCGCTGGATGCGTTAGCGCGGTTCTGTAAGGTTGGGGCATACAACTACGGAACTGATCAGGTAGAGATAAATCGTATAGTGGGCAGGCTTGAAGTGTACAACTTCATCATGTTCTGTCTTGAATATCCCGTAAAAGAACGGCGTAAGTTGACAGCACAGATTAAACAACTGGAGGACACGCGAGATGGCAGAGACACAGACAGATTCGACGACGACTGAGGCCCACGTAGTAGAGCCAGACCCCGTTCCGGTTGTACCTACTGAGCCGGTGGCCCCCATTGCGCCAACAGAGACCCCTCAGCACTGGTCGCGCACCGAAGGGTTCGGATTCGATGACGACACAGTGGGCTGGTTGGAGAATAAGGGGTTTGAAAATCCTCAGGCAGCCATCACGTCTCAGCGCGAACTGGAAAAAAAGATGGGCGGCCCGCCCGAAATGCTGCAAAAATGGCCTGAATCGGACGATAAAGATGGATTCGATGCCATTTATCACCGTTTAGGCACTCCGAAAGACGTAGAAGGGTACAAATTTGAGTTTGAAGAGGGTGCTGCGGTTGATCCTGATACGTTGACATGGTTTAAGAAGACGGCCCTTGGGAGGCGCATGCCAAACGACATGGCCCAAGGCGTCATTTTGGACTGGAATACCGAAGTAGCGCGCTTACAGGGAGAGCAGCAGCAGTCCATGGAGGTTCAGGATCAAATTGAGGAGACAGAATTACGTAATACCTGGGGTACGAAATACGATGAGCGGATTGATTACGGTCGTCGTGCTCTGGTTGCGTTAGGCCTGGAAGAAGAGAAAATTGATTCACTACAAAGTGCGCTCGGCCCGAAAGTATTGGCTCAGATGGCTGCGAAGATTGCTGATGCAATGGGTGAGGATACCATTGCAAACGAGACAGATACCCCCGCATTTGGAACGAGTAAGGAGCAGGTAGAGGCCTCTATCAAAGAATTGGCAGATGAATTAGGTGCTGACAAAAAGAGGTTTGACAGGTTCCGTGCCGATCATAGTGCTCCTAAAGAGCTTACAGACAAGGATTTCCGTAAGATGGAACAACTTAAAGCTCAACTCAGGGGGTTGGTTAAAGCTGGGGGTTGACACCTATTGTAAATCTGTAGTATCCTACCTACGTTGGACAAGGCCTCGTGCCCCCAGCGAACGGAATAAGCCCTAGCGGGCTTGGCCCCGTTTGCGCGGATAAGCCAGAATTGGTAAATAGTATTTTGGCTTATCCTGGAGGTACATAAGATGGCTAATGAAGACGCGGAACTATACATTAGTGAATTCAACACTAATGTAAAGCTTCTAGCAATGCAATCCAAGGATCGTTTCGCTCCTTGGGTGATGACTGGCTCGCATAAAGGAAAGCAAGCAAGTCCGGTCGATCAAATTGCAGCGACCGACGTTCAACAGCGAACGGCTCGCGCCCAACCCAAGATTCTTACCGACATCGCCAATGAGCGTCGGTGGGTGCAGCCGAAGAGCTTCCATGTTCACACTGTTTTTGACGACTTCGACAAGATCCGAATGCAAGTCGATCTGAACAGTCCCTTCCTGAAGACACAGATGAATGCGATGAACAGGAAGAAGGAAGACGCCATGATTGATGCATTTTTCGCCACGTCAGTTGTAGGCGAAGAAGGTGACAGTACCATTTCGTTCTCAAGCGATGGCGGTAGTACGGTTACGGTTGGCACGACTGACTTGACTTTTGAAAAGTTGGTCGCTGCACAAAAACTCTTGTATGAGGCCGAGGTTGACTTGGATGATCCTGAAGAAGCGATCATCTGTGCAATCACGCCTCATCAGCACGAGACTTTACTTAGCCAGGAAGAAATCACTAATGCTGATTTCGTTCGTGGCAAGACGCTATTCGATAAAGAGGGAAGGTTGACTCTTTGGTTCGGAATTCACTTCATCATGACGAATCGCTTACTTGATACTGCTGGTGTTCGTGCTACGGTGAATCCTGGGGCAGCAACCGTTCGTGAAATTCCGATGTGGGCCAAGAGCGGTATGCACAGTGGCATTTGGGATGATGTTCGCGGTGTAATCGTGAATCGTAAAGATCTTGTTGGCGACCCGCCTGAAATGAGCGTGTACGCCACCTTTGGCGCTACTCGGCTCCAAGGCGCGAAAGTCGTCAAGATTATCTGTAAAGAAACTTAACCCAAGGAGAAATAGACTACTATGGCTAACACACAAAGCACTTCGCTTGCTCTGCTTGAAGCGAGCCCTCCTGGGGTTGCAGATCGGCAGGCAGTTGGCGCGGCACATCTCGTAACTCTTGGTAATGCAGAGTTCGATGCGGTGACTGTAGCCGATACCTTGCAGATTTGCCGGGTTCCGGTAGATTCTGTTCTGGTTTCGATTCAGATGGCATTCGACGATTTGGGCGGTACGGAAACGATTGATGTTGGTTTCTATAAGGTAGGCAGCCCGGGTGCCGCTGTTGACGTAGACGCGATTATTGACGGTCTCAGTGTCGCATCGGCTGTTGCGTTGGCTGAGTATCGGTATCACACTCTGGATATCGATACGACCGGCAAACGTATGTGGGAGCTTGCAGGTCTGGCATCCCGCCCTGACTACGAAGAAATAGACATCGTACTTACCAGTGCGACTACCACAACGCCCATTGATGCGACGGTAGCCTGGATTATTGTCTATACAAGATAACCTTCCATAACCACGAAGAGGGTAGGGGTGCGAGGTCTTGTCTGTGGGCCTCGCACCTCGTTATAGTAAGGATTAGCCATGCCAAGCTCTAAGTCTGAAATCGACATCATTAACCGTGCTCTTGCGAAGATAGGCGACCAACGCATCACAGCCCGGACTGACAACAATAATCGCGCACGTATCATGGATGGTTTGTATGAAAGTGTTCGGGATGAGTTGCTTCGCGAATGTCCGTGGAACTTCGCCATTAAACGAACATCGTTGTCAGCATCCGGTACCGTCCCGGAGTATCAGTGGGCAGCAGCATTTCCCGTTCCGGCTGATATTCTGTACATGGTCTCTACAGAGAACAACTCTGCGTATCGCCTTGAGGGTAATGAAATATTGTCCAATCAAGAAAATTCCCTGAAAATTACATATGTCTGTCGCGTGACCGATCCTACTGAATTTGACACTGGTTTCGCTGAAGCCTTTGCAGCCAAGTTGGCTTATGAGGCATCGTCGAACATCGCTGCCGATCTTGCATTAAGCGATAGGCTGTTTAGAGATTATAATTTGATTTTAATTCGTGCAAAAAAGACGGATGGGCAAGAAGACGATCCGAGAACCTGGCCGATAGACGATTGGGAGTTAACTCGAAGTGGCGGAAGCTTCTCCAATACTGACTTCGTTTAACGGGGGCATATTTTCCCCTCTGCTTGAGGGGCATATTGATGCGCCTCGTAGAGCAACTTCCTATGCCGACAGTACTAATCTGATTGCTTTGAAACAAGGGCCATTGGTGCGTCGCGGAGGTAGTGTTTGGGTTTCTGAAGAGAGACTTCTTTCTGATAGTCGAGTAAAACTGATTGAGTTCATCTTCAATGATAAGCAGGCATATGTTATAACGTTTACTGATATTTCTTTTCGGTTTTATCGCAATGATATTCTTGTCTTTGACTCTTCAAAAGATCAAACTGTTACCGTTATAACGGCATCATCTCCTCCAATAGTTACGGTTACGGATGCAACTGGCTATAGTGGAAATATTGTGCAATTAAGCGGGCTATCAGAAGCAGTTGAACTAAACGATAGAAAGTTTATAGCCTTAAATGTTACCGCTACTACGTTCGAGCTGTTTGATTTTGATTCTATAACTCCTATCGCCGCCCCTGCGGTAGCTGAATCGTCAAGTACTGGTTTAGCAGAAGTGGGATTTTCATTATTAGTGCCCTATCTTTTAGAATCCGATCTTTTTGATTCAAATGGTCTGTTTATTCCTGATGTCGTTCAATCGAACGACGTGATGTACATTGTTCATCCTGATTTTACGGTTCGTGTATTGGCTCGGACAGCGGACGACGCCTGGACAATAACTAAGTTAAGATTTGATAATGGGCCGTTTCAGACACAGAATTTTTCGGACGTTATTTTTACTGTTGCAAACGTATCGTTAAGAGTGTGGAGTGTTACTGTATCTAGTGGTGATGAGGTAAATATCTTTAATGCTACTCAAGGTAATCCAGTTTTAATACAGACTACTCCTGAACATGAGTTAAGTAGTAGTGATAAGATATTTATAAAAAATGTTGCAGGCATGACGGAACTGAATGGAAATACTTATAATATTACTAAAATAACTTCGACTACTTTTACTTTACAAGATCCCGATACAGATGTAAACATTGATGGAACAGGATTTGGTGCTTATACATCTGGTGGCACTGTTGAGAAATCTGTTGCGGTGGTTATCCCTAGTGATACATTAGACACGGCTTCTGGGGGTGATGCGAATAATTTAGGAACGGCTACTGAGTCGAATAGGCTGATTCGTATTCAGCATGCTTCTGGAAGCGATGAACTTTGGAAATGGGGAAGAATAACAAAGTACATTAATACAGTACAGTTTGAAGTAACGATAGATAATGATGCTAAAGATCTAATTGCCATACCGGCTGGTACTACCGAATGGGCGCTCGGAGCATACTCGGATACGACTGGATATCCATCGGTTGCGAGTATCCATGAGGGGCGTTTAGTGTTTGGCGCTACTTCTAGTGAACCAAGACGTATAGACTTTTCGGCTATCGCTGGGTTTAACCCTGTGTCTACCAATTTTATCTCATCCGATGAGGAGGGAACTGTTAGACCAGATGATTCTATTGGAGTTACAATAGGCGGCGGTAGCGCAAATCCAATTGCATGGATTGAGTCGATTTCAGAAGGTCTGGCTGTGGGCACAATTGCTTCAGAAGGTCTCATAGGTTCGTCGAAAAATAGCGAATCTCTTACTCCAACAAATGCTACCTATAAAAAATCATCCACAGCAGGAAGTATCGGCATACAGCCGTTGGCAGTCAAGAGTGCTTTAATACATGTCCAGTTTATTCGCCGTAGATTGCAAGAGTTAATTTTCTCATTTGATCGTAACGGATTTCAGTCATTTGATATGACTGAACTTGCAGAACATCTTACACGCACTGGAATTGTTGATATTGCATATCAACAACAGCCCATTGAAACTATATGGGTTGTGACTAGTGATGGAGTGTTAATTGGTTTCACGTATGAAAGAAACGCAGATGTTTTGGGCTGGCACAGACATGTGATCGGCGGTACCGATGTTGATGTCAATAGTATAGCTGTTATCCCATCTAGTGATTTAAGTCGAGATGAATTATGGTTGATAGTTACAAGAACTATTTCTGGACTTACAACTAAGACTAAAACCTACATTGAACGCATGGAGCGTTTTTATGAAGACGACATCATTCAAGAACATGCGTATCATCAAGATGCGGGGAGAATATATAGAACTACTGAGATAGTAGTTAGTGGGGCTACTCAAGCAGATCCCGTTGTGGTGACAACTGCTACGAATCATGGGCGAAGCAATGGCGACAATGTGTATATTCGAGCCGTCAAAGGAATGACGCAATTGAATGGGAATACTTATGAGGTGGCAAGCGTAACAGCAACAACAGCGGAGTTAAAAAACCCAACTACCTCTGTGGATGTAGACGGAACAGGATTTGACGCTTACATATCTGGTGGTACCCTTCAAGAGTCTGTTGCACAGTTTAGAGCACTCGATCCTCTTGAAGGTGAAACGGTTCAGGTTTATGTCGATGGCAGAACGCACGCAGACAAGGTTGTGGCCAACGGATTAGTTACACTGGATGATGGGCGTACGGGTGCAAATGTGAGCATTGGGTTGCCGAACGAATGGACATTCAAATCGCACCGGATTGAGACAGGTTCGGCGCTAGTATCCTCTCAGGGTAAAATAAAGCGAATTTCTCAAGTGATATTCAGATTGTTCAAGACTCTTGGATTTCAATATGGGCCTGACCTGGACGGCATACTGGATGAGGAACCGTTTACCTACGGTACGGACCCGGATAGTATGACTCCGTTATTCACTGGCGATCTCCAGGTTGATTGGCCGGGTAGCCATGAAACAGCAGGTAGGGTAACAGCGAAAGGAACAGGACCATTCCCAGCACAAATACAATCGATTGTTCCACAGATCAAGGTGAGCGACAAGCCAAGGTAGTTCAACTTCAAGAGTGGCATATTGAACGAATACTGCCTCACCTTCAAGCCGATCAGGTCTGGGGCGTGAAGTACATGGATCTCGATACTTATGCATCTGTCTTGATTGAATGTGGTCCTGCATTTGCGATGGTGGCAGAGAAGGAGGTCTGGGGATGTGCTGGCGTATGCGAGCTTGAACCACACAGAGGAAACGCTTGGGCATTGATACATGAGGAGATAGGATTAAGGTTTTTTCAGTTTCATAAATCGGTTATATCGTTCCTGGATGAATGTAAATATCAGCGCGTTGAGCTTGCTACACAGGATGGGTTTGGCGATAGTGAGCGGTGGGCTGAGATGTTGGGGTTTAAGTGGGAAGGCTGTATGGAGAAATATTTTCCAGATGGTGCATTGGGTAATTTGTACGCGAGGATAAAATAATGGCCTCCTTAGCGATAGCTTCTGTGGTGATTGCTGCTGCCGGTACAGCTATATCGGCCATTGCACAAGCGAATGCGCTACGCGGGCAGGCTCGGGCACGTCAGGTTGAAGGTGAGCAGGAGTTGTTGTCGTCAAGGCGGCAGTTGCGCCAGGAATTAGGTCAAGCAGCAGTTGACGTAGGTGCTTCTGGTCTGCTTGGATCATCGTTTGCTAACGTGTTTGAATCTCAAGCTATTGAAGATGCTGAATTTCTTGGGCGTATCAAGCAGCGAACGGATTTTGATGTGGCTAGTCTGAAAAGGCAGGCCACTATTACGTTGGTCACAGGGTTAATCAGCGCAGGGGCGGGTGCTGCTGGTGGGATAGCACAGGCAAGGACTGACAAGGCTACGTTAGAAGCTGCTGAACGTGCAACGGCGAGACAGGCCACACAGAGAGCGGCCGCACGGAAACGTTTTGGAAACATATTTGGTAGTTCTGGGCCTAGATCATCTGCCTTCCGCATACCTACGACGGCGACATTTTTCTAATGACTAGGATAAGACCTCCAGTTCGCGGATTTGGACCTGTAGCACCTGGTGGAGGTGCTGCGGTTGGTGCTGCGCTGCAAGATGTAGGACAGGTGTTGGGAGAATTTGGAGAACTGCGAACTAATCGAGAACTGCTTGATATCCGAGAACAGGAACAGATAGATCGTCTTGAATTCGCACAGTTTGAGAAGGTGGAGCGGTCTGAGGCGATTGCTCAGTTTACTGCAAAGCAAATTGCGAGAAACGAAGCTGCTGCACAGATTTTGGATAAAGCCGGGAAAATTCGTAGCTACAAAGATGTTCAACAAGCCATGGATGTGTGGGAAAAGGGTTTCAATCAAGACCTGTTTGAAGGTCGTTCCCAGGAATTCCGAGATATATTCGAGACGATAGACCGCAGTGCTCGTGTTGGATTCATTAATAAACTTGGCACTGATGTCGAAAAAGGTAATTTAGAAATTATTAGGGAAGATTTCAAAATATCCATACAGAATTTTATTGAGGGGGTAAATGCTTCCTCAAATCCAGTAGAAATAGTGGAACAACTTGATGAGCTAAATGCATTCGGTGTCGATGTGGGCCTTACTGAAGCCTTTCGCGATCCTGTTGGAGCTCGTCGTGACGCAATGGAAAAGTATATCCTATCCCTTCCTTTGATAGACGGATTAGCTGCGTTGTCTGATGAGGATGTGGCGAAATCATTCGGAGAGAAAAGACGAGAACTTTTAAAGAGAGACTTGAATACAAAGGCAACTAGGCTTAGGACTGCTCAGGACTTATTTAGTGCGGTACACGAGAGGACTATAGGCATCAATATCGCTGATGCGCTTCGCCGGGGTGTATCCGCTACGATGTTAAGCAGCCAGATTGAAAATGATGAAGATTTGTCGCCTACTCGGAAAAAAGATATGCTCGATTTTGTTGACGTTGTATCGCGTGCTCTCGCGAAGGGACCACAACCTATTAGCCCGGAAAAACTAAAGGCAAACCATGTATTCAGTAAAAAAACAATGGCAGAACTTCTTGACGAACGTGAGAGACTTCTTAAAATTGAGGATGCGGATGAAGGCGACAGGCAAAAGGCGTTGTTTGATCTTGTTGACGAAGGCATAGCAGTA